ATTAAAAACTGTTCATCAACAATACCATTCGCTGCATTTGATTTAAACTCAGATTTAATGCTTTGTAACTCACTATCATATTCTTGAAAGATAGTTGCTAAATTACTTTCCTTAACAGCAATGGCAAGATCATCTATTTGTTTATACCAGCTATTAATAACAGTATCAGTGTGAAAATTAGTAAGCTCCGCTGCAGCAACTATTTCTCTAAGCTCACCAACTCTATCAAATGCAGAAGGACCAATTATTTCCTTGGCTTTTATACCTAATTGGATAGCTCTAATAGCTTCATTTGTTTTTAAAGCAGAACTTTTTTTTGCTTGAGCGTTCTTTAACGCAGGTGCTTTAGAGGATAACAAGTTACTTGCTTTAACTCTATGATCGTTTGAAACAAGTCTAGGGTCTGCATTTGCAACATGATCATATAGCTCTTGAGCAAGAACCATAGCCCTATCTTTATCTGTTTCAATGTCTAATTCACCTAACAGTGCGCCATACATCTCAAGATATGCTGGTTGATTTGCCAAAACAAATCTAGCATCAGCCTCTTGCTTAGCTAATCTAAGTTGAGTTTTAGCAGCTTCTGTTTCTGCTTTTGTTTCCGTATCTAAATTAGCAGCATCATTAAGAACTCCATCTATATCAGCAACTAAAATATTTATTTGTTCAGGAGTATAGTTGTTTAAAATAAATTGAACATCATTCTTTATTGATGTGTCAGGTATTTGTTTAAGCAATTCAGTACTAGGATTTAAACTGTTTAAGGAGCCAAGAACAGCAGTTATAATTTTTTTGTCGTTATCTGTTGTACTAGAAGCTAAAAAACTAATTACAGTTTTGCTTAACAACCTTGCTGGCAATTGCATTGATGCCTTGCCCATGTTGTCCTTATTAACAACTGCTTCACCAAATACATTGCTAGTATGAAGTCTATGAGCATGGTATTGCGTTGTTGGATTTTGTGAATCTAATAAAGATTCAATGCCTTCATTGTACTTTGCTATGTCTATAGAATCTTGATCTGACACCTGACCATCAAACAAAGTTGAAAGTTTGTCTAAGTCTTGATACTTTGCATTGCTTTGAATTGAGGTAATCAATGATTTATATTCAGCTAATTCATCACCAAGCAAACCTAAAGCTAATGGGTTTTCTATAGCTGCGCTTATTGTAAGGATTTGAGACTCAGTTAAGCCAGCAGTAACACTTTGCAAATGTCCAATAGATGATTTTGCTCTAGCAAGATTAAGCTCGTCTATAGATGCAAAATATTGAGAGGCATTTCTATCAAGTTTAAAGTCATCTTCAATAGCAGTTTGTGCAATTTTAAACTGTGCATCTATTTCTACAGGATCACCGCCAGCAGCAGAAAGCTCTATTGCTTTTCTCATTGTTACTTGTTTTGTAAACTCTGCCGCATTTTTTGCAGCAGACTTAGCTGCAGCCCTTTCCGCACTTTGCAATGTCTTTGTGGCTTTAGCTATATAAACAGTACCAGTTTCCTGTATAAACTCGCTATACATTCCATTAGAAGAATCAACTAAGTCTTGAATATACCTAGACATTTCCTCATTAAAAACAGCAGAGCTAGGATACTTGTTTGCAAAATCTATGCCCTTAGTAGTTATTTCATTTGAGATAGATTCTTCAAATCTTCTGTTAATAATATCTGTAAATGCACGGGCGCGTATAGAACCGTATTGCTCTGCAACTCTAAGAGCAACTGGCTTGCCTGTAGATGGATCAATAGAAATAACATCATTTCTTGCTACGCCTAACGCAGCCTCTTGAGCTTTCGCTACTCCAACAGTTTTTTCATAGTCCATTGCGATATTGTTAATGGTACTAGCTGCATTGCTTACTGTCTGCCACAGTTCAGCCTCGCCAGTATTCATGCGAGTTACACCGATTGGTTTATTAAAAACCCTTTGAGTTTGACGAACTACAGCCATTTATTAACTCCTTGCCAAGTATCTTCTGTATCCAGAGCTAGTCCGTGTATTACTATTAAGGGGGGCAGTATCGCCACCACCAGCAGTAAAAGACAAAGATAGTTTTCTGTTTTGACTGTCTTGAGGTACATCACCACCAACCTGACCGTATTGATAAATACCACCAGCAACTTGTCCCATTGCATTAAAGTAACTAGCACTCAAAGCATTCTTACCTGATTGCCTTGTTGCAGCAGCAGACAAGGTTAAAATCTTAGCTCTCATATTAGTATCAGACGCAAGCCTTTTAACATCTGTACTATAAATTTCTTCTTGTCTTTGTTTGAAAGCGCGTAGGCTTCTATCGCTTACATCACGACCAAGAACACCAGCAAAAAATGCTTCATTAGCTGATGTAGCCATAGCATAATCTTGAGCCATAACAGTCATACTTTGAGTAGCTTGAATTCTTGTTAATGCTCGCTCTCGTTCTAACTGTTTAGCTTCTTGCTCGGCTTGCGCTTTCTGCGCTTTGCCAGCTTTAACAGAACCTACAGCTTGAATACCTGTTCCAATTAAAATAGCTGCGCTTACTGGGTCCATTAGAATACTAACTCCGCTATTAGGCCATTGACCTGTAAAGGTAACGGCGCTGATTGACTAATAGTTACTTGTGGTGTCCGACCATAACCCATCAATCTAAATTCTTTACGTCCTGTAACTGCAGTCTGTTCCTGAGATAAGTCATCTGTAACCTGACGAATAATTAAGTTAGTGCCATTAACACTAATTGATAACGTAGAGTTAAGATCAACAATTACACTGGCAAGACTTCTAATCTTACCACTGACAGGGCCAGCTTGAGTATTGGTATCTATAGGATTGGTCTTAAGAGTAACGTCAAACTTATAACCAATCTCTGCAGTGTTTAATCCCTCTACAGCACTGACATCAATATTGCCGCCAGAAACAGTAAACTCACCAATATAGTTATTACCGCTAACAACATTAACAACAGCACCGTTTTCAAAGTCTGATGAAACAGTGAAGATTCCATTGTTCGTACTTGTCGCGGTATAGGTCTTGGACATATCCATGTTAGAATCTGCTTTAAGTTCACAGAGTACATACCTCGTTGTATCGTTCCCCATCGGGAAGGCCACGTTAGCAAACACACGATCATCTATAGTAACTGTAGAGTGAAACAATCCTTGGCTAGTAAACTCAGCCCAGCCAGCACGTTGCTCTGCTCTGTTGGAATTAAACACAGCCATCTTGCCCGATGCGTTTCTAACAAAGACATAACTTTCAGAGCGATCTACAGCGCCATAAAAAGTATTCATTTCTACAGGATTGTCTATTAAATGAGAAGACAAAGAAGACACAGGAACAGCAGTGTAGGCTTCTTCTGAATCTGTAAACAAATACTCACGCACAATAGAACCACCAGCTTGCACAAAGATAGTAGCGCCATCCAAAACTTGTGGACGTATAGAGTCACTGCCAAACGGTGTTTGTCTTCTAACCTGTGCGTTAGTTGGCGTAATAGGTTTGTCTTGGAATGCAGGTACATACATTTCAGAAGATGCAGTAAACACCTGTAAGTCCCTATTAGAAACCAAGTGCCTGATTTGCTGGACCTCACCAATGCTTGCAGTCAGGTGTATTGAGTCACTGTCGTTAGCATCACCAACATCAAAGTTATAATAGGATGCAGACTTAGACATCCAGATAGTATCTGGTTGCGCTATTGTGCCAGCAAAACAAAGTCTATTCTGATGAAAGGTAATGGCAGATGGAAAGCCTCTAAGACTAGAGTATGATTGCTCTGCCCAATCTGTAGTAGGTGCAGCAGACGTTACCTTGGGAGAACCGCCGCCATCTATAGAAGCGTTAGCAGAACCACCCGCAGTAAAGGTATAGTGGTTATCATCTATAATGCCTGTAATAGTTCTAGCACCGTTAAGATTGCTAGTAGAAATATTACCCACAGCAGCGCATTCGGATAGCGTGACAGAATCTCCAACCCTCATACCATGATTGACATGCGTTACTTCTACAGTTGCCGACCCACTGATTGTTTTAAGAGCGTTGGCTTTAAGCTGCACAAACAAACTATCCAACACAGTTCCAGTAGCCTGAGTCCCAGACTGCACAGAAGTAATAAGTATTTCCGACTTATGATAAAGTAAAGTTACTCCAACATGCTTTGAATCAGCGTAGTTGCCACCAGCTTGACTGCCAGTAGTATCAAAGTAAGGCACAGCAGCTTTGTCAGTAACACCAGCCTTTACTGTTCCAGCGGGATCACCAACAGCAGCAATCTGTGTGATAGTCTTAAAGAACTTAGTGCCAGTAGCAACGCCAGCATTTGCACCAGTAATACTTTCAGTCTGAGCATCTCCATCTACATTTGTGCCAGTTACAGTAAATGATATACCACTGTCATTACCGCCAGATGTAATAGTAACCAGCCTACCGTACACAAACGTAACCGAGCCACTAGATGCCAGTGCGCCCCCAAGAACTAGGTTAGCATTGTTGGCTACCTGCGCTGATACAGAAATGCCATCATCATCTGCTTCTGCGCTAAACTCACCAATGGTTAAAGTAACACTACTACTTGTTCCGCTAGGCGTTAAAGATACACCCGCATTGTGAAAGTTATAGTAGGGCTGGTAAATCTGTTCCTTGTCAGACCGAGTATCAAACGTAAATGTTTCTACTTGGAATGCGGTAAGGCTTGTTCTTACAATCTGCCTTGGCATAAACAAAGGATGACACACAAACAGTACATCACCTAATTGAGCAAAGGTGTATTCATGCAAGTAAGTGTCAGAAAAAGGTAACGCTGCGCTATCAACATCAGCAGTAAGTGTAGCTGTTAATGATACTGCACCAGTAGACGGGTTGATAATAAAGACCCGTACTTTAGCATTCTCCATAGAAACTATGTATTGCTCGTCATCCGAAAAGATAAACGGCATTAACCTAGCTTGCTGAGTCTTAGCAGAGTTGTATGTTATGTCAGTGTACTTGTATAAATTCTGCAAGCCAGCGCGTTTAATAACCCCACCCTCGGAGCGAATAAACATATTCTCTACTCTCTGAGCAGACGCCGTATAAACAGCAGTATCAGTTCGGGATGACAACGAAGGACTAACTTCACCGAATTGGAAGTTAGTTATCGGAACCTGTACCTTCTGCATTAGCTGCGCCTATTACTGATAAATCTTGATGTGTCCAGCCTACGTGTTGTTTGCGATTGTGAATCAAGACCTCTGGCTTTAGCCATAAGCATTGCGCCTTTTTGATCCATAAGCTGAGAAAGACTACCATCACGCGCTAGTGATACTGCAAATACAGAGGCCAACTGAAACTGAACAGCCATTGTAAAGTAAGAAGGCCAATACTCTTCGGTAACTCTGTATGTATAATCAGCCACTACTTCATCAGAAGCATCGGCATCACAGAATAGATTATCACTGTAGGTTTGAAACTCAATGTTAAATCCATTTACTGTTAAGGCGTGGATCATAAGTGAGTTGTTTGGCATTTGATATG